TCTGTGGAACAGGTTAAAAGGTGACCCCCTTTCATAAGGGGAATGTATTCTCGGTATTTTTAAATGCGCCGATCGCCCGGGTCCTGGGCTAACTCTACCTATAAGAGCTATTCGCATTGATGCTATTGTTACTAGTCTTCCCTAAATAATCGAAGGGAATTCATACCTATACATCCTAGGTACATTGATGAAATAAATCAGAGTGAAATCCTCGGCTGTGGAGACATATTCTTGTATATAATTCGTGCGTCCAGTGGTTTCGCCACTGTAGCTTGTGAGCTGCATGTACTCATACGAGTCTGATTGAACATCTTGTGGTTTAAAAATGCGCGGTGAGCTGAACCGCGACTTCTGGTAATAAGGAAACTCCACCTCAATCATACCAGTGTTGCGAACGAGGGTCAACTCTTGTCCCGCGAAAGATTCGCGAGCTAAAGCTGATCGTTGCAACAAGTTTATCTCATCGGAATACACCTCATTTCGGATCCCTGGAAGTTCCAGGGTAAAGGGTTTCCGTGTCACACCACGGATCGACGTTTCCAAATATGTGTCCAAATTATCCAGTATCTTCTTCCTGATCCCACCTCTCCAAGCCATATAGGCTGGAGCACAATAGGTGAGGGGAATAGTACAACATGGATTAGTTGAATACACAGTTGGTCCTGCCGCCGCATATTCGAGAACGCCCGGGGTACCAAAAGGTAAGGTACCTCTGTAATAGGGAAATACTTTTGCGTTCAAGTAGGTTGTGTTATATTCGTTACCAACATCCAAGCTCTTCCAAGGCATGTGGTAGACATATCTGCGAAATAAATCGCGTAGGGATACGACATGTTCACCGAAAAACACTTCCATCGTGTGATCTGTATTTGCTTCTGCATTGACGACTAGGGTCATCGTCTCTCCTGGTTTGTTTTCCATGGAGGACTTGTCAGTCTTTGCATCCACTCCTGCGTCAGAGTGGGAGATTAGAAGCGATTGCGACTCGAGCTGCATAACACTCAAGTCCTGAATCCTGTTGCCAATAGGGACGGCAAACTTCATGGAGTCTCCTGCTGAAACCCAGACATTCACAGAAATGCCTGGAGCAGTCGACTCATCTCCCGGAGTTGTCAACTCGTTGAGTACCGTAACGGCCAATTGACCGTTAGACCTGCCAGAGGAAAACGGCAGGGGGGTATCGTCGTTAACAAACTCCTCAAATAGTGAGCCCAAGGGTTGGCCCACAGTTCCTATATTAAGCCAGGGGGCGGAATTTCCCCATCCAATCTCAACTTCAAAATCGGTCGTTTCTGCGATATCTACGACCTCTGAATATACCTTGTTTTCGGTTGTTTCAGTGAAGTTGTTGGGATCGTAAGTTAGTAACAAACGTCCCTTATGGAAATTACTGGCCACTACTTGAAATCGCAATTTTATGGGGCCGTGCCAAAACTGAAACATCTGAGACATCCACGCCATGGGTGTCATAAATAAGGTGTTCCCGCTATTCAAAGTGGTACTCATCGATGGGGTGATATTAGCTGCGAACAACTGATCACCTACGATATTACCACCGGCCTCCTTGGGTAATTCCCAATTAAACTGCGTTAGTAGTGATTCTTTTTGGATAAGCTCGTAAATGCCCATATGATCTTCGCCGTCTGCGCCGGCGACACGTGGATCAATGGTCATCTCTTGCTTGGAATCCAAGGACAGCTTCATCACTGTGTCATGTCTATCGGTATTAGCGAATGGTGAC